ACGCGCTGTGTGCCGGCATGAGCGCCTTCGCGCAGGCCTCCGCCGCCCTGTTTGCCGATGCGAACCTGGCCGAGGATGTCACCTTCACGCCCGTCGCTTCGGGCACGCCGGTGGCGACGCGCGCGGTGTTCCAGGAGCCGACGCAGGACGTGGCCGTCTATGGCCAGACCCTGCGCCTGTCCTCGCTGACCGCCTGGCTGCCGGTGGGCGGATCGGCGCCGGTGCAGGGCGACAGCCTCACCCGCGGCGCGAAGACCT